ACCAATGCCTCAACTTGGAGACTTTTTAAAGTCCATCAATCTCACCAAAGAAGATTTGATGGAGAACGATGAGGACGGGATGCTCGAAAAAGAGTACCTACCTTATGTTACAAATAGATGCTTAAGTTATTTTGCGGATTGCATCATGTTCGCAAATGAAATGAATAGGAGACACACTTTACCCAAAAAACTCCAATACCATTTTCTCCTAAATATAATTAGGAAAAGGAAGCGCTTTAAGAAATGGGATAAATTCGATGATCCCGATGCGTTGAAGGTGGTAAAAGAGTATTATGGATATAATAATGATAGGGCTAAGGAAGCCCTTGCTATCCTATCTACCACCGATATTGAATACATTAGAACTAAATTGGAGAAAGGTGGAGGAAAATGAATGACATTGTAGATTGGAAACAGAGTGACATGGTGGAAGTTATTTTAAAAGATCAACAGGATTTTTTGAAAGTTAAAGAGACTTTGACAAGAATAGGAGTTTCTAGTCGTAAAGAAAAGAAGTTGTTTCAGTCTTGTCATATTCTTCATAAGAGAGATCGTGAGACACAAGAGAGTCGCTATTATATTGTTCATTTTAAAGAACTGTTCGCACTTGATAAGAAGTTCACAAACTTCTCACAAAACGATCTTGCAAGACGAAACACAATTGCAAACCTACTCGCAGAGTGGGGACTTGTAGAATTATATAATTCTGATAATTCAGCTGAACCAGTTGCACCTCTCAGTCAAATTAAAATTATAAAATATAGTGATAGAGATGATTGGGAATTATGCCCGAAGTATAATATAGGGAGAAAATAAAATAGGAACTGAAAAAGAATTTTAAATAATTGGAGGAATTGAAATGGTAATGAGAACATCTGCTATTAACAGAGAAATAAAACCAGCAGAACCAGCAGTGAAAAAAGAAAAAACTATAGAGGCTCCCGGCGGCCGCCGTCGAGGCGACGGCTCGCGACAGCAGGGCGCCCATTCCCGCGCCGAGGGCACCCCATTACTTTGGGCCCCATTGAAATATTTTAAAATACACGAACGTGCATATGCTCCAGTGTTTGCAACAGAAGGTTCTGCGTGCTTTGATATTCATGCTTTAATACATCATGGTGTCATTGAGATGTATGATGAATGTAATAGAAAAATACAGAAGTTTAGACATTTTTCAAATCAAATACCGGGCGTGTCAGTTCCACCTAATTATACAGCACTTATTCCTACAGGATTGATTTTAGATATTCCAACTAAATATGTTGTAAAAATATATTCACGTTCTAGTACACCATTAAAAAGAGGATTGCTTCTTGCCAATGGTGTGGGAATAATTGATTCAGATTACACTGATGAATTATTTCTATTGTTTAGAAATGTGGGCAATAAAGATGTTATTGTATTCGATGGAGACAAATTGGCGCAAGGGGAATTGTGTTTGACGTGGCCCCACTCCATCGAAGAAGTAAAAAAAGCGCCAGTAAGAAATACTAGTCGGACGGGGGGAATGGGTTCGACAGGAGTATAAATTATGGTTTCAAAAAGAGTTGCCGATTGTCGGGACTCTAAAATCATACTCGCTTCTTAGAAGGAGAAGAAATATGACACCACAGCAAGTAATAACAGTATTAAAGGCCAACTCAATGACAGTTGGCCATAGTTCAGCCCTTAATCAATGGACTCAGTATACGGAAACAAGTTATCCTCCATATAATATAATTCAACTCGAAAGATATAAATGGTTAATTGAAGTTGCCGCTGCTGGGTTTAAAATGAAAGATTTTGATATTGAACATAATAAATCTGTTCTAACTATCACAGCTCAAATGAGTGAAGATATTGATGGAAAAGATTATATTTATCATGGCATTGCTTCTAGAAGGTTTGAGCGCCAGGTAACAATGGGCGATAATGCTCAAGTAATTGGTGCTTCATTCAACAATGGAATTCTTTCTATTATTATTGAGGAAATTGTTCCAGAAGAAGATAAACCTAAGAAAATAGAAGTTAAAAATGATCCTATCTTTTTAGTTGAAAATAAGGAGTAAAATTTAGATTTCCCAATTGACGAGGATATGGGAATGGATGGGCTCTTGAAAAAGGGCCCATCCATTCATAGGTTATGAGCCTGAGGCTATACGGATATAGGACAATCCCAACGCTCAGGACAAGGGAGGCATGGCGAATTAGTCCTAGTACGTGCCTTGTGTAGTCAACCGGGAATGGAGATTATATGAATTTAATAGAAAAAATTGAAATCATAGAATATCCACAACTTACTCATAAAGGAATCATTCACTTAAACTTTCCAAATCAATATCTTTTGTGTATGTCATTTTGTCGTGTGCAGGAATATTGTGAATCCCCTCTTCCCTGCATAAACAAAAATTATTTTACAATAGAAGAATTGATGGATACCTATGCCGAAACATATGGTCATGGTCATTTTAGTTATGATGGCGATTGGGTGGGATTTAATATCCCAGGCAATCTTGCTCTAGCTTACAATAAACCTATGTTAAAAAAGGAAAAGTATTTATTAGAAATTATTAATAAAGAGCGAGCAAGACGAAAAGAAATTACCGATACTAATTTTTGTGTCATAGGAACATATCGATTAGATGATATAGAGCATGAAATTGCTCATGCACTTTATTATCTCCATCCAAAATATAAAAAACAAATGGATGATATTTATCATTCTCTTGCCGATAGACATAAAAAAGGAATGAAAAACTATCTTTCAACTAGTGGATATGAAGAACCTCAATTTTTAGATGAAGCTCAAGCTTATTTTTCTACATCAGATGATGAAGATATATCAGATAGAATTCCAAAATCTACTTTACCGGGACAAAGAAAACTAAAATTATTTCGTGATGCATTTAAAAAGTGGCATAATGATAAAGGAATTTAGAAATGAAGCCATTACTAAAATGGGCAGGCGGGAAACAGAAACTATTAGCACAGATTCTTCCGCACGTTCCATCTAAAATATATAATTATTATGAACCGTTCTTTGGCGGTGGAGCAGTGTTTTTCAATCTGCCTCACCAACCAGAAAATTCTTTTTTGAGTGATAATAATGAAGAATTAATTAATTTTTATAACACAGTGAAAAATAATATGCCTGCTTTAATAACATCCATAAATGCTATTAGCCATACGAAAGAAGCATATTATGTTATTCGAGAATTAGACAGAACAGCAAGCTGGCCGGCAACTTTATCGAAGATTCCACGGGCAGCAAGATTTCTTTATTTAAATAAAAATTGTTATAATGGATTATACAGAACTAATAAACAAGGCCAGTTCAACACACCATATGGAAAATATAAAAATCCTACTATGTTTAAATTGAATGATATGAAACGTGCGTTCCATATGTTCAATAAACCCAATAAAGTTGCATTTAATTATTCCAATTTCGATTTAATTACACCAGCATATTTGGATGATTTTGTGTATTTCGATCCGCCATATCATCCAATAACCAAAACTTCGTTCGTGAACTATGGACCGATGGTGTTTGGTAAAGCAGAACAATATCGTCTCGCTGAACTATGCGCAAAGCTTGCCAGAAAGAATATAAAATTTCTACTTTCTAATTCATATTGTGATTTTACACTTGACCTCTATCGCCAGTATGATATAAT